TCGAGGCCGTGACGGAATTCTTCAAGGGGACGGCGACGCTCAAGTTCCACTGCATCGATGGCGCTTCGCTGGCCAACGGCTTCGCGATGCGCGTCGAAAGAGCAAAGCCCGATGGTGCTGTTCAACCGAAGTGAGTTCTTCGCGAAGGCGACGACGCTTTCGATCGAAGAGGATCGCCTGAGACGACTTCTCAGCATGATCGAGGGCGACCTGCGGCGCCAGTTCGATGATTTCGTCGAGCGGTCGACATCGCCTGAGATGATGGCCGAGGTGAGCGAGCGCCTCGAGCACAATGACGTCGACGGCGCCCTGAATCTGATCGAGCCGCATATCCGGACGCTCGGGACCTCCATCCCCAGGCTCTTCACGGACGCGGCCTTCGCCGAGACGACGGCCCTTGCCGACCAGGTGCGCGCTTCTGTCGCGGTGAGCTTCGATCCGACCTATCCCGCGGCAGCCGACCTCATGCGGCGTAACCAGCTGCAGTTCGTCCAGGGCCTCACCGAACAGCAAACGGTGGCGACGCGGGAAGCGCTTTCGAGTGCGCTGGAGACAGGAAGGGGCTTTGAAGCGACGGCGCGCGCCTTCCGCCAGTCTATCGGCGTCGCCCCGGATCAGGTGCAAGCGGTGGCCAATTATGAGCGGCTTCTGCGGGCCAACAGCAGCATGGCCCTGGATCGTGCCCTTCGTGACCGGCGATTCGATCCGGCGCTCGAGAATGCGATTGAGGAAGGCGAGCCGCTGTCCGAGGAAAAGATCGCCAGGATGGTGGGCCGATATCAGGAACGCATGCTGGCTTTCAGGGCCCGGACTATCGCCAGGACGGAAAGCATTTCGATCCTGTCGCAGGCGCAGGAAGCCTCGATGGCGCAGAACATCACCAGCGGCGCGGTCATGGCCGAGGAAGTCGAGCAGGTCTGGAATGCCACGATCGACAACCGGACGCGCGAGACTCATCTCGGCATGAATGGCCAGGTCCGGCCATGGGGCGAGCCGTTCCAATCCCCATCGGGCGCGTTTCTGCGCTACCCGGGCGACCCGAATGCGCCGGCATCGGAGGTCGCAAACTGCCGCTGTCGCAGGTCTTTCAAGATCAAGCTGTCGTCTGAAAGAATGCTCGCGGCCTGACATTCCGGTAGCGTTTTCAGTGATATCGCCTTCATCGTGATATCAAGAACTCCCCAAAAACACCACATCTTGCGCCCACTGAACTTGCACAACAGCATCTAGGCATCGGGTGCGGGACAGCGATGGCTCTGGGTTTCTTGAAGGAAGCGGGACCGGCAGTGGGCGACGTTCACGTCAACACGGCCGACTTCCTCGCGCCCGCCAAGGGCAAGCGCACGCCAGAGGACATCGAGAACGAGCGCAAGGCGAATCTGCGCACGGGCCCCGAAGGCGCGGTCAGCAAGACCGAGGAGTCGTCGCTCTACGTGAGCCGCAAGGTCGTCAACGGCGCCGAGATCATCGCTTGGGCCAAGAAGGCCGGCTTCAAGACGACCTATCCCGCAGATGAGCTTCACGTGACGATCGCGTTCTCGCGCTCGCCGGTAGACTGGATGGAAGCTGGCCAGAGCTACGGCGTCGATCTGACCGGGCAGCTGAAGATCCCGCCAGGCGGCCCGCGCCGCTTGGAGGCGTTCGGCCTGAAGCAGGATTGCGCAGTTCTACTCTTCGCCTCTGACGATCTGGCATGGCGCCATCAGTGGCTCGAGGAAATCGGCTGCTCATGGGATTGGGAGGGGTATCAGCCCCACATCACCATCAGCCAGAACATCGATGGCGTCGATCTGGATGTCGTCGAGCCTTACCAGGGCAAGATCATCCTCGGGCCCGAGATCTTCGGCCCGGTCAAAGAGGATGCCATGGCGGATGTCGTCGAAAAGGGCGGCTTCATCGCGAAGGTCGACGGATCGCATGGTCTGGTGTTTGGGTTCGGCATTGTCTGCCGCAAGGGCGGCCAGCCGTACTTCGACCTGCAGAAAGACCACATCCCCGAGGACTCGATGATCGAGGCGGCGGCCGATTTCATGAAGAACAGCCGCCAGGCGCATGAGATGCACGCCGGGTCGAAGCAGGGCGACATCGTGTTTGCCATGCCGATCACCGATGATATTCGCAAGTTCATCGCCGAGAGCGACGAGACCGGCCTTCTGATCGGCATGGCGCCATCGGCTGAGGTCTTGGCCAAGTTCAAGAGCGGCGAGTACGCCGGCTTTTCGATCGGCGGCGAGCGCATCGACGATGAGGACGGCTCTGCAGGAGTCCGACGTGTGGCATGAGCGACAAGCCCACAGTGATGCGCCGCCTAAAGATCGCGGAGATTTCGGCCGTGGACCGGCCGGCGCAGGCGCATGCCAGGGTCGCCCTGATGAAAAGGGCCGACTCCGTGGCCTATGACCCGTTCATCAAGCGCGAGTTCAGCGACGACAAGCGCAAGGAACTCGCCGAGTCGGGAGCGGCATTGCCGGACGGTTGCCTTTCCGGCGACACGCTTGTTGAAACGCTCGATGGCCAGCGGCCGATCTCTGGTCTTCTTGGTCGGCAGCGCCTGCTCACCGAGCAAGGTTGGAAATCAGCCGAGGTCCAGTATTTCGGAGAGCAGCGACTCGCTGAGGTGCGTCTTTCTCGCGGGTATGTGCGGCGCTCCATTCTTGCGACGCTTGGCCACCGTTGGCACACTCGGCGCGGGATCGTGCCCACGGCCGGCCTCCGACCTGGAGACCTGCTTCCTCAAGTATCCCGCGACCGCTTCGCTGTAGCTGTCGAACCATCCGAGATGGCTGTTGCAGGGGCCACAGAGCAGTCCGCGAACCTCGCCAGTCAGATGGTCATGGTCGACATGGAGCGCGGTCCACGTGCGCCCTGTCCGCGTGTTTGCACGGTTCAGCGTGGGCGTCCGGCAGCAAATGGCGCATCGGCCGGCCTGCGCGATAAACATCGCCTCGAATTCGGCGTTTCCGATGCCGTATTTTCGGCGCAAGGCACCTTCTCGGCGACGAAGCCAGCGAAGATCGCCGAAGTCGACCTTGGCGGAAGATTCCTCGGCATGAGTTCGCTTGCAGGTCTTACATTCGGTGCGCCTCCGGCCGCTTTCCCGAATGTAGAACTCGCTCGGTGGCTGCCTGACTCCGCAGAGTCGGCAGTTCCGCCATGCCGGATCGTCCGGAAGCGTTCCAGCCAGGATGCGTCTCGCATCTGTGGAACCATGTCGCCACAGGCGTTGGTAATGGGGGCTGCAGAGTCCGACTGCCTTGACGATTCCTACGCAGCCCTCGATTTTGCAGGTGTTGACGGTGGATGGTCTGTCGAAGAGGTCCGGATGACCGGCCTCATCGAGTCCGTCTACTGTGGCGTCGTCCCTGATTTGCATAGGTTCGCTCTAGCCGATGGCCTGATCACCGGCAACAGTTTCCCGATCGAAAACGAAGAGGATCTGCACAACGCGATCCGCGCCGTCGGCCGGGCGAAGGACGAAGCCAGGGCCAAGGCGCACATCATCGCGCGAGCCAAATCGATGGGCGCCACGGGCGCTCTTCCCGAAGACTGGAAGGCCAGCAAAGCCGTCCACCTCACTCCCCTGAAAGGAACGACCATGACGCCCTCAGAGCTTCGCAAGTCCCTGGGTCTGGCCGACAGCGCCTCCGATACCGAGGTCACCAACGCCCTCATCGCCAAGGCGAACAAGGCCGACGACGACGCCGAGAAGGCCATGGCCAAAGAGGAAGAGGCCGAAAAGCGCGCCAAGAAGGCCGAGGGCCTCGCCAAGATGAGCGAGAAGCACCGCGGGTTCATGAATCACGCGGATGCCAAGATGCCCACGGGCGGCAAGGATGCCTTCGCCGAGATGGAGCCGTCGGAGCGTGACGCGCACATGAAGGCCAACCCGATCGAGGACGACGGCGACGCGGACGACGTATCGAAGGCCATCAAGGCCGGGACCGCCTTCGTCGCTGCCGGCGGGATTCTCATCCGCAAAAGCAAGGTCGGCGCGGACGTGTTCTCCGTGCTGAAGGCGACGACTGAGCAGAACGCGACTCTGGCCGAACAGGTCAAGAAGTCCGACGAGGCAGCCGCGCTCGCCAAGTTTGAAAAGCAGGCGGACGCCGAGTTCGCGCACCTGCCGGGCACAAGCGCCGAGCGCGCCGAACTGCTCAAGGCGATCGACGCCATGCCCGAGGCCGTCAAGAAAGCGACCCTCGCCAACATGGCGATCCAGGAAAAGCTCGTGAAGTCGGCCTTCACCATGATCGGCCGGAACGCCTCAGACCTCGGTCTCGAAAAGAAGGACGAGGACAACGCCGAGGCCGAACTCGACAAGAAGGCCAAGGAGATCGTCGGCAAGTCCGCGGGGACGTCCTACGCCAAGGCCTACGACCAGGTCTGCAAGGATAACCCGGATCTCTACGCCAAGTACGTGAGCCAAAAGCGCCAGCGCACGAACGGCGCTGACGCCGACTGATCGCCGGCGGGGGCCGCGAGGCCTCCGCCTAACCCGGCCGGGCTCCCGCCCGGCGCGGCCTCTAGGATGGAGACACCGCCATGGCGGCGAATTATGAACGCGCTCATACCATCAGCCGTCCCGTGGGCGCTGACTATTCCCAGCCGGGCGTGGGCGAGTACCGCTTCGCGGTCGTGAACCCCGACGAGGTGACGGACTACACCGATCCGTCGCAGCCCGGCCTGTGGTACGGCACCGCCGGCGGTCCGCCGCCGATCGCGGCCGGGAACGTCCTCGTCAACACCGATGCCGGCGGCTACTGCCCGTTCGTGCTGGCCGGAAAGGCCCTGCCGGGCCAACCGATCGAGTGCGCCTGGGCCGGACGTGTGCTGGTCGTGGCCGGCGCAGCCGTCGTGGCCGGCGCCATCGTGTCATCGGACGACGCGGGCGCAGCAGTCACGCAAGCCGGCGAGGCTGTCGCCCTCGGCGTCGCGCTTGATGCGGCCGCCGCTGCCGGCGACGTCTTTTCGATCCTCTTCGCTCCTGTCACCTGACTGGAGTTAACGCACTGGGGCGAAGTCGTCAGACGTCGCCAGGCTCTAACTGGAAGGAGACTCCGGGATGCCCGGCAATCCGCAACTAGGCGACGTCCACGTAAACGTGCCGCTGACCAACATGTCGGTGGCCTACATCCAGGACGAATCGAATTTCGTCGCCGACCGGGTGTTCCCGAATCTCCCGGTGACCAAGCAGTCCGATCGGTACTTCCAGTACAGCCGGGCTGACTTCAACCGCGACGAGATGGAAGAGCGCGCGCCGGGCGCCGAGTCGGCCGGCAACGGCTACGACCTGGACAACACGCCGACGTACTTCGCGACGGTCCGGGCCTTCCACAAGGACATTCCCGATCAGATCCGCGCGAACAGCGACGATGTGCTGGCGCCGGACCGGGATGCGACGATCTTCGTCACCCAGAAGGCGCTCATCAAGCGTGAGGTCACCTTCGCCAACAACTACTTCAACAGCGGCGTCTGGAACTATGGCGCGACGGGCGTTGACGCCTCTCCGGGATCTGGCGAATTCCTCCAGTGGGACAACGTCGATTCGACGCCCATCGAGGACATCCGCGCGGCCCGGCGCGTCGTGCAGGAAGCCACCGGCTTCAAGCCGAACATCCTGGTTCTCGGCAAGATCGTGTTCGACGTCCTCGTCGATCACCCCGAGTTCATCGACCGCATCAAGTACAACTTCGCCCAGGGCGTCGCGGCGGTCGCGAACGAAGTGATCATGGCCCAGCTCTGGGGACTCGAACAGGTGCTCGTCATGGAAGCAGTCGCCAACTTCGCCCCTCGCGGCGCGGTTGAAGACTCGCAGTTCATCGGCGGCCCCAATGCGCTCCTGGCCTACCGGACCAAGACGCCGGGGATGATGATGCCGACTGCGGGCTACACCTTCAGCTGGAACGGCTGGATGGGCGCGACCGGCATGGGCCACCGCATTAAGAGCTTCCGGCTCGAGCGGAACGAGTCCGACCGCATCGAAGTCCAGATGGCCTATGATCAGAAAATCATCGGGGCCGACCTGGGCTATTTCTTCGACACGGCCGTCAACACCGCGCTGTCGGTCTGATCTTCATGCCGGCCGCCGCTTTCTTCCGGGAGCCTTTCAACCCCGACGCGCGGTTCGTGGTCGTTCACCAGATGAAGGTGAGCGGGCGCGAACTGACGATGGGAGTCAGGTTCCCGAAGAAGGCGGTGAGCCAGCGCGTCCTGCGCAAACTCTTCGACAGTCGCCGGATCGGTTATGAGGGCGAGACGGGCCGGCAGCGGGCCAAGCCTCCCGCGCCGCGCTCGAACATGCACCGGACGACCCTCGACCGTCCCGCGCCAGCGGTTGTGGCTCTACTTCCCGGCGCGATCCCGGAGAGCTGGCGCGAGCTCAAGGCCAGGGATCTGCGCACGCTCCTGGCCGATCTCCGGCCTGGGATGACCTTCGTCAACCGCATCGAGATGGTCGACTGCATCGAGGCGGAACTCGCGCAGCGCGCGAGACTGGCCGATGGGACTGCTTGACGGCCAGCTGGCCCGACAGCTTCTCCAGGGCTTCCAGGGAAAGAACGTCCTCCAGGCAGGCAAGCTGTGGCGCGCCGTGCCCACGGGAGGTCTCGACAGCCATGGCGATCCGGTCAGTTCAGCGCCGACGCTGTGGGACTTTCAGGGGTTCACGGAGGATTACAACGACGCTTTCCGCCGGGCCGCGGGCATCCCCGAACTCGATATCAGGGTCAATATATTCGGCGCCAGCCTGCCCCCTGGAATCATTCCGATGAAGGACGACAAGGCCTTTATCGCCGGCCAGTGGTGGCAGATCCGCAAGCCCGGCACCGATCCCGCGAAGGCATTATACGTCTGCCAGTCTTTTGCCTGCGAGACGCCATGACGACCTGGTGGGACGATTCGGGCGTGACGGCGAAGGTGCGTGACGGCGCCAGGGCCGGGGTCATCGCCGGCACGGAAGCCGCCCTGGGCGAAGGCACAAGATTGATTCTCTCCCCGCCCAAGACCGGCCGCGTCTATCACCGGGCCGGCCGCACGCATCAGGCCTCTGCTCCTGGCGAAGCGCCGGCCAATGATTTCGGCCAGCTGGCGGCGTCCGGACGGGCGATCTATCCGGGGCAGGAAGATCTCTTCATCATCCGCGGCATCGCCAATTGGTCGACGGACTATGCGGCCTATCTGGAACTTGGGACGTCCAGGATTGATCCGCGGCCGTTCGGGCGTCCGGCGGCGGACTTCGTCGCACCGGAACTAGCCGGCATGGTCGCCATGGGAATCAAGGCGAGGCTTGTCGTATGAGCGAGCCGCTCGATCTGGGTCCGGCGTTCCGGACAGCGATTCTCGCCAATGACGCGATCACCGCACTGCTCGCCACATGGGAGGGTGAGCCGGCGGTCTATACGCGCAGGCCCGTTCCAGACGATGCGCCCTATCCGCTCATCCTGGTTGCGCCGCCGGCGTCGATCGGCGACGCGGACTGGCTGACGGTCAGGATCCCGCGCCCGCGACTCGATCTCATCGCCTATGGCCTCCAGCCGGTCGATTACCGCAACGTCGAGACCATCGGCTATCTCCTGAGGGAGCAATTCCACCGCGAGCCGTTCTCGATCAGTGTCGATGGCTACAGCGTCCTGGACATCGTCGCCAACGGGCCGATGCCCGCGCCGGTCGACGATCAGAACGAGGTCGGACGGGCCGTCCTGCTGACCATTCGGCTTCGGGACTTGTCCACGTGATTCTTGCACAACATCATCGGCGTCGGCAGGCCGGCGCCTTCCTCGGGGAAAGGACCATCCCATGATTTCGACCGCTGGTGGCGTAACCCTCGCGATCGGGGGCCCCGTCGTCCTCGATCCGCTCAGCCCTCCGATCCTCAGCGACTATACCGGCGAGAGCTACGTCGAGATCGACGAGGTCGAGGATGGTGGCCAGGTCGGCGACGAATCGTCCTCGATCACCTTCACGTCCTTGCTCGACGGGCGGGTGCGCAAGCTCAAGGGGCCGCGCGACGCCGGCACGATGGCAGTCGTCGTCGGCCGTGACGGGACGGACGAGGGCCAGTCGGCCCTGCAAGCCGCCGAAACGACCGTCTACGACTATTTCTTCCGCGTCGTGTTCAACGATCCGGCCACTGTCGGCGGCGATCCGACCACCTATTACTTCTGTGCGAAGGTCATGGGCGAGCGCACGAACATCGGAAATGTGTCGAACGTCATCAAGCAGACCTTCAACCTTGGCGTGAACACGGCTATCACCGTCGTCGCGCCCACCTGAGGGGCGTAGCCAGGAGGCTACGTGGACGACGATAAAGCGAACGAGAACGCCCATCTGACGGGCGTCTATCAAGTCACGATCGGGGAAGAGGCCTATCCGCTGAAGCGGACGGCTGGCGCCCTGAGGGCCATCAACCTCATGGCCGGGGGGTTGCAGAACAACAATCCCAACGTCTCGACGGTCGTCACCCGTGTTCTCGGGCGCGACCTGGAGACCATCGGCGCGGTGATGCGCGCCGGTTGCGGCGTGGCCCCGAACGCCTTTTCCAAGCTCGAGGAACAGGTCTTCAATGCCGGGGTGGACGATGTCGTGCCGAAGATCTGCGACTTCATCTTCCTGCTTCGATCGAGGCCCGGGACGCCGATCCCGTACAGCAAAGCGGAAACCGAAGAACAGGAACGCCTCGCCAAAGAGGGAGGCAAGACAGAGGAAAAGGCGGACCCTACGCGAAGCCCCTCTCTCTCGGAGAGTACGCAGACGAACTGATCCGCATCGCCTGCGGAAGCCTCGGCTGGGCGCCGGAGGTCGCGTTCAATACCGATATCGGGATCATCCTGCTGGCCTGGCAGGGGCGCATGGACGATATCGAGCGACTCGAGCAGATCGCCTTCGGTGCGCAGGGCCATAAGATCAAGACCCGCAAGGACATCGATCGCGACAAGTGGATAGCCCAGAACGGCGGCATGTCGGCGATGTGGCGACAGTTCGAGGCGCAGCACAACGCCACCTTCAAGCCAAAGTCTGGCCGGAAGGGAATCCGTCGTTTACCGTCTGCGGCGCCCGAGGGGACGCATGGCTGATTCTGAAAACACGGTCGGCGGCGTAAACGTCGAGGTCAGCGCCGATCTGACCAGGTTCGCCTCGGGCCTCCAGGCGGCCAGGGCGCAGACCCAGCAATTCGACCGCGAAGCCGCGACGGCCATGGGCAATGTGGCCAGGGCCACCGAAGGCCTGACCGCTTCGCAACGCAGCCTGGTCGCCGCCGTCACGTCCGGCAAGATGTCCCTGGCCGAACTTTCGGCCTATCTCGGCAAGAGCGCGGACGCGACCAAGACCCTGGCTGCGGCTCAGGCCGCTCTCGCTGTCGAGACCAAGGGCGCCGCTGCGGCGACCGTGCCCCTGGCCGTCGGGGTGAAGGCGGCCGATGTCGCCATGGGCGGCATGAAGATCCAGACGGCCCTGGCCACGCGCGAACTGGTCGTCATGGGCCGCGAGATCGCCAGGGGCAACTTCAGCCGCCTGGCGGGATCGGCGACCATCCTGGCGCAGTCGATGGGCGTCCTGGCCTTCGCTTTCACGCCCGTCGGCATCGCTGTGATCGGCCTGACCGCTGGTCTTGCCATCGCCACCATCGCGACGCTGAATTTCGAGGCGGCCCAGGCGAAACTGGCCCGGACGATGGAGACGACGGGCCGCGTTTCCGGTCTGACGACGGCCCAGGTCAAGTCATTTGCGACCGAGGCCGCGGCGGCGAGCGGGCAGTCTCCCAATGTCGCAGCGACCAGCGCCGGGGCTTATGCCTCAGCCGGGGTGCAGAGCCCCGAGGTGCTGAAGAACCTCATCCGCGTCACGCAGGAGTATGCGGACCTGACCGGACAGAAGGTTCCGGCCGCGCAGAAAGAACTCGCTGCGTCGATGGCGGAGCCGACCAAGGCCGGCGAGAAACTGCTTGGGACTTGGGGGGAGTTGGATTCGGCGACCAAGCGCCAGATCGAAACCCTGACCGCCTACGGAAGGACGGAAGAGGCGCAAGAGGTCATCGCCCGCAAGATGGTGGGCACCCTCGACGATACGACGCGCGCCGGGGGCTATACCAAGAGCGCGATGGAGAAGGTCGGATCGGCCTTCGACCAGATGGGGCAGTCCATCGGCCATGCGACCGGCGCGATGGACAAGCTCATCGGCAGCACCATGCACTGGCTGGCGGTGAGCGCAGGGCTGGCGAAGCATGACGCCGCGATCGGGGCCGAGGCCGCGCAACAAGCCAAGGACGCGCGCAATGCCGCTCTGGTCAAGATAGAGAACCGCGCCGATGAAGCGCCAGGCACGGAAACACCGGAGGATCGCGACCGGCAGCGCGAACAGGAACTCAAGGGCGGCGCAGCGCAGAAGAACCTCGCCATGGGCGCGGCCAGGGTCCTTGGTGATGCGGAGGGCGTCCGTCGCTACAAGCAGGAACGCGATTCCCTCAACGACACGATCGGCCGGAATACCGACGCGCAGGGGCGCTGGATCAGCAGTCTCGACCGCGAACATATGGTCATGCAGGAGTCGGCCAAGCTGGCCGCCGCCAGGCATTCACATAATCTCCAGGCAGCCAAGGACGCCGAGGACCGGATCACCCTCCTCAAGGCCGGCGACACGGTCGAAACGAATGCCCAGGCGCGCCAGCACGCGGCGGACGAAGCGGCCCTGACAGGCGCGCGCGGCGTCGGACGTGGTAAGAAGGACACGTTCGGTCCGCAGGACGCCAGCAAGGAAGCCGACGCCCAGGCCGAGGTCGCGCTGGCCGAGGCCTATCTGCAAAGCGGCACGGCCGCAGCCAAGGCGGAAGCGTCGCGCAAGGCCCTGACCGAGGCGACGCTGAAGGGCCGGTCCGCCGCCCAGACGGCCAAGCTCGTCCAGGCCGAACTCAATCTCGAAACCGGAAAAGCCGCAGCGGAAGGGGCGAAGAAAGTCTC